GGGCGCGTATTCGCCCTGTCGCCGCGCAAGCAGCCCCTTGAGCTGCCGTCCGCCCGAATAGGTCCAGCGCAGCAGCTCAGCACACCACACGGCAGGCGGCTCGCCCGCATTGAGCTTGCGCATCAGCGAAGATCCGCACGCAGCCGTCACGCCCACATTCCACTCCCAGCTCGCCAACGCGGCGGCTTGGTTCATCGTGATGGGTCGCTGGATGCACGGCTCGAACTTGCCCCACTCGATCGCCAAGCGCTTGTCCAGTCGCGCTAGACATTGCTGCATCGTGAACTGCATGCCCCATGTCACGTCATGGCCAGTCTCGCCAGCGCAGACGGTCGCCACGCCGTTCACATCCGCGTAAGTGTGCGTAACGTTGCCTTCGTAGTGGACGATCAGCGGTGCGGCAACCATCAGCAAGGCACCCAGCGCAATGCCGGACTTACCCTTGTTGACGGGCACGGCGATCGCGCCACCAGCCGTACAGACGATAGCCCTGCTGGATGATCAGCCCGAGCGTGTAGAAAAGTGCCGCGAGTTGCACGACATCCGGAAGCGACACGCCAAAAATGGTCAAAGCACCTACCCCTACCGCCGGCGATGCCTTGGCGAGTTCTGTCGTGACGTCCTCTGGAATTTGCATGCGGCTTCCTTTCTCCGCCGTGGCGGGCGTGTGGTTATTTGATCGACTTCACGGACGCGAGTCGGGGCTTGTCGTCCGACTCGGGCTCGGCCAGCAGGTTGCGCACCAGGTCGTCACCGACGCCCGGCACCCCGGCCCACAAGTCGCCTTCAGAGACGTACAGGTAAACCGCGCCGATCCGCGCGCGTAACGCCGGGCCGTCAGGAATCCAGACCTCCCCGTCCCGGATGAATACCTCCGGGTTGTCGGGGTTGTCTGGCATGGGCGGCTCACATTTGCACTATTTGGCAAGGAAACGGCGCAGATACGCGCCTTTTTGCCAAATACTTGGAACTGGTTACGATCTGTAACCGGTTGCTGCGAGTCGGTAACAATTTGTAACCGACCGAATGAATCGCCGCCCGTTCGAGCTTGCCGGCCTTGCGAGGCTTCGGGAGATTTCGGTAGAGGCTGGGCGGCAAAAGTTACAGGGTGTCCGAATCGGGCGCAGGCTCGCGCTGGAAACATCCGTTCCCAAGCGTGGACTCATCGCCAGCAAAACACGGACCCCTTACTTTCAGTGTCCCATACGAAACCGGCTCTGTTCCGTTAGATTCCAAATAATCGCGCTTGCGGGTGCGGAAGTATTCACCGCGCAATTCCGTCGCGAAGGTTTCCAGCCCGATGGACATGCACGCAGCCATCGGATCGCGGATGCGCTGGTATGTTTTGGGCGACACTCCGAAGGCATCGGCGCGGTCTACCAGCCCGGAGGCGTATCGGCCACAGACGACGTAATCGAGCGCATCGCGGCCCGCTTGTGCTACCCAGTCAGGGCGGCGGCTCGATGCCTTGACGTACTCCCTACCCCTGACCTTGTGCGCCGTGGCGAGCATCCATGCGGTGCTGGTGGCCCACCGCTCAAGCTCGCGGTCGAACAGGTTTGTTCCAGCCACAATGCGCCGGTATAACTGCCAGCCGGGGAAGGACGGGTCAAATCGTGCGGTTACCCGGACAGCCGCCGTCATGGCCGTGTCGCTCAATTGCTGGCTGGCGAACACCTGGTCGGCGTCCACGCCACGCAATGACCAATCGCCCACGGCTTGCGGGATGGCGTTCATGCGGCACCTCGCAACGCAGCTTCGCAACGCTTGCACTTCGGCCAATTGCCCATTTCAAGCGCCGGAGCCCGTTCCGTGACTTCGCCACGCGCGCCACACGCCCCGTCGAATGTCCGTAACCCTTCCGGCAATAGCATCTGCGATCGCCAGTAGCTTGTGGTTTCGGTCCAGTAGTGGGCACGGCTGCCAACGAAAGGGAACTTTGCCCACGCGCCGGCAAAGTGCGCAATCGGGCCGCCGGACATCAGGGCGCCATTCATGCTGCTGCATCCTGCAACATCTGCGGGCACACGGTATGCCGGGCCACTTCCCCGAACTCCTTGTGCAAGATGATGGCCTTCATGTTCTGCCGTGAGCGCCAACCACCGTTCGCGGCGTAGGCATCGTTCGGCGCGAGCGTGTTGAAGGATTCGACCGTGCAGCCGGCGAACTCCTTGATTTGCTGATTGTGAATATGTCCGGTGTACCAATATCGGTACTTCGCAGTCCCCCACATTTCGGCGCGATCGGCCGCCATGACGCCGGGTAATGCCTCCATCTTCACCGTATGCCCGTGGTGCACGCCGACTAGCGTCTTGCCGAACTGGAAATAGGCGAACAGGGACGGTTGCGTGTCCACCGTCACGCGCGGCTCGTTTTCGTAGATTTGCGACAAGGCCGCGCTCATCCACAGCGCGCCACTTTCGTTGTGGTTGCCGGGGATGCAGATCACGCGGACAAACTTGTGCCGTTCTAGCGCCGACTCGATGCACTGGCGGATGATCTTCATGCCAACCTGGATGATCTTCGCGTAACGCCCGTCGGCATCCAATGGGTGCCCGCTGCGCGGCGTCTGCGCCACAAGTCCGTCGCTATGCAGCCAATCGCCTAGATCAATGACAGCCGCCGTTTCTGTAGCGGGTGCGCCAGACACAAGCTCCGCCATCGCACCACACTGCACACGCTCGGCAATCTTCAAATCCCAGTTCGCGCCGGTCTCTTCCAGCCATGACCGCATCCCGACGTGTAGATCACCGATCGGGTACACGGTCATCAGGTCGGGCAGATACGTGCCCTTTGCCTTGCGTGCCGGCAGCTTCGGCAGGTCGCACGTCATGGCGTCGATAGCCTCGCGCATCATGGCAAGCTGCCGCTCCGCATCCGCACTCGATTTGACCCACTGCTGCGCGACCGTGCCATCCTCGCGGTACAGCGTGGATACGCCTTTGACCTTGTAGCCGTCGGGGACCGCATGGGTCATGTCGTGGGCAGGACTGTAGCCCTTGAGCGCCAGCCGCTTCGCCCTTGCCTGCAAGCCAGACCGTGCAACGCCCAATTGTTTCGCCGCCTTGTTGATGCTTCCGCACGATTCCAGCGCGGCGATCACTTCGTCATCGGAATGAATCTGCGGGCCGGTCACGACAGCACCGCCCACAGCAGGCAGATCGCCACGATAAGTAGCGCGATGGCGTAGCCGATCCAAAGCGGCGACAAGACCCACCACCACGACCAGCCAATGACGCCGCCAAGTTTCAGCGCGATGAACACGATGGCCAGCAGGCCGGCAAAGCTGATGCCTCCGCGCGGTGCTGGCGGGATAGGTGCGCGGCGTGTTGCATCATTCGACATGTAGGTCAAAGCAAATCCTCCGGCGGATGTTCGTCGCGGTAGCGCAGGGCTTCGGCGTGCATCGGATGTGCGTTGTTGTTCGGCCCAAAGCTGGCGAGATAGGCCAACTCCGCCGGCGTGCCGATGCGGCTTGGCTCAAGCGGCGGTTTGCCGGTTGCGAAGGCGTCCAATTGCGTGCGCCGATCCTTGCAATCAGCGGCTTCCACACTTGCAATCAGCCGCGTTAGATACCACTGGCATTTGCGCAGATCCGTGATGCCACCCTTGCGTGGCCAGCGCATCAGGTATTTCAGCGCGTGGCTGGTGAGCACCGCCTCGACCGGATCGGGCACGGTCGCCGCGACGGCCTCGATCACGTCGATGGCCTCGCGTCCGGCCAGCGAGTAGTGCTGCGGCGCGTTGACCGCATCGGGTTTGCGGTCTAGCTTCGCACCTTGTGCGGCAGCAATCGCGCTGGTTTGGTCGTACAGCTTCCGGGAAGTTGTCGTGCCCGGCTTGGTGAATGGCGGCATGTGACAGTGCATTACGCTAACCCTCCATCGGTTAGCGCATTGAATCTCTACGATGTCGCAGCCGCTTCCATTTCGCGCGACAACCTCAAACCACGCTTTGCGCGTCGGTACGTTGTGGCCCGATGAATCCCTTGGATCTGCGCGACCACGGCGGCACCGCGCGGCAATAACTCCGCCGCCTGCATGTCCTGCTGGTCACGATCCGCGCCCCGATCCACCGCAAGCATCGCGGTCAGTGTGTCGGCGCTGAACTTCTCGCACCGTGCAACGGACCAGCCGCAATCGTGCAGGGCTTCGGACAGTTCGTGCAGCTTCGCGTATATCGGCTGGTGAATCATGGCTTACCCCTGTAGATAGTCTAGAATTTCAGCCTTCGCCGCTTCCCACCCCTTGCAGACCGTCACGCAGTAGCCGGCATCACGCAGGTACGCATGGCAAGCTTCTTGCTCGGGATCGACGCGCCCTCCCTTGATGCGCTTCATCTCGATGTACAGCGCGTGATACCCCTTCCGTGCCGCCGGCAATTCCAAGTCCGGTATGCCCTTGCGCACCCCGGACCTCTTGAGCTTCATCGCCGTGACGATATGCGTATGCGCGCCGTTCGGTATGGAATGTAACCATTTCAGTTCGGGATACTTGCGGCTTGCCAGATCGGCCCATTCGATCAGCGCAGATTGCTCGTCATATTCGGTCGGCACGGGCGGCTTGGGTGCGGACAGGCGAAATGGCTTGGCCCTCATGCGACATGCCGCCAGGATTCGTAGCGCAGCACCTTTTCTATCGTGCGCTCATGCACACCAAGGTCGGCAGCGATCGCCTTCGCGCTGTACTTCGCGTTCAGTTCCGCAATGCGCCGCTGCTTTTCCTCATTGCGTCGGCGAATCTCGATCACCAGCAGCGGCGTCAACTTGGCTTGCGGCAGTTCGTTGCCCATCGCGACCTTCCCGTAAGATCCACTCACGCGGCTCTCCCCGCCTGCTCCGGCAGCGAGTACATCCACACTACCCGGCGACTACACTGCGCCAGCGGAAGGGGCATGTGAAACGGCTCGCGCGTCAGCAGGCCGCGCTTTGCCAGATCGACCATGTTGGAGTTGAGCCGGCGCTTGTCGATGCCCAGCTCCGGCGCAATCTCAGTTACGGTCGCTGGGCCATCGGCGAGGATGGATTCGATACGGCTACGGATAGTCATTTGCTTTCCCCCTTCCACATTGAAATGCCGGCCTCACGTTGCAGCCGTCCCGTTTTCACAAGCGCCCATGCGATGCACTCCCAAAAGCTCACCTGTTCGCGCAGCTCCGGTATCAGATGCCGGCGACCGTCGATGACGTCGTGGCAGTGCGTGCAGCCGAATACCGCCTCCGCGTCGTGTGGTTTGAGGCCGGTCCCGCCACCGTTGAACAGGCGCAGATGGCACAACTGGACCTGTTCGTTATCCGGGCCGGGATAGCAGCCGGGAAGTCGCAGCGTGCATGGCTGGCCTTTCGCATTGCGGCGTGCCGGCGTCATCTTCGGGCGCGATGACTTCATGCGCTTACCGCTGGCGCGTATCGTCGTGGCCTTGAGGCCAGTCTTTCGCGGGGGCATGGATGAGCGGATCATGCGGCCACCTGCAATGCCTGGATCGAATCGACCATCGCGATCCGCTGACCCAACCAACGCATCGGCGGAATCGCCATTGAGTTGCCCAACGCCTTGTATCGCGGGCCGTCTGGTGTCGGCTTGCCGCCATGCCGAATGTCGGTGTATCCGTCAGGGAAACCCTGTAGGCGTTCGCACTCGGTTGGAGTTAGGCGGCGAACTGCAGTAGCGCGGTGAATCGCTTGGGTTTGATTCTTGACCAGCGTTCCGCAAACGTCATCGCTGATAGGAATTCCCATCGTGCCGCCTATCTGCCACGGGAAAGACGTCACCGGAATAATGGGCGTTCCTCGCCCCGTTCCATCCTCGCTCGCGTCGAAGCCTTCGCCCTTGAGCGTGTGCGCCACGCGAATCACGCCGCCATCGCAGTCGAAGTCCGTTCCGAGTCCACCACCGCCCTTAGTGCGAGCGCTAAGGGTCGGGGCAATGCCTTCCCCCGCTTTTCGGCTCGGCGAAGGATGCCCGCACAGGCTTTCGCGCTCAAAAAGTACCGCTGCGGCACGTCGCCAGTCTCCAAGATATCCGACAACGAACACACGCCGTCGTCGCTGCGGAACTGCGCGGGCAAAGCCGTCCACTCGGATGTACTGAGCGTCAAGAATTCGGTAGGCGAACCCATACCCGAGTTCTGCCAGCATCCCAAGGAAGGTTCCAAAATCCCTTCCGCCGTTAGACGACAAGACGCCGGGGACGTTCTCCCAAACCAGCCATCGGGGCCGATAGCGGCCAGCAATCGCACCGTAGGTGAGCATGAGGTTGCCACGCGGGTCGCCCAGTCCCTTTCGGAGTCCAGCGACGCTGAAGGATTGGCAGGGAGTTCCGCCAACAAGAAGGTCGATTGATGCATCGGGCCACTCCTGGTATTTCGTCATGTCGCCAAGGTTCGGCACGTCGGGGTAGCGGTGCGTCAGGACTTGCGACGGGAATTTCTCTATTTCGCTGAAGGCGTGGGGCGTCCAGTTGAGGGGATGCCAAGCGACAGTTGCGGCCTCGATTCCGCTACAAACAGAGAGGTATTTCATGCGGCCGCCCGCCAGTACGTCGGGTCAGGGTCTGGAACGTACACACCGACCGTCTCCGCGCTGCGTTGCTGGATGAAGGCATAGAACTCGCTGAACTCCACCGTCGTCATCTTCGAGCTGCGCCGTTTCGGAACACGGCGCTGCTGGCCTATGACGGTGATGACTTCCCAGCCAGCCCACTCGCCCAAAAAATAGGTATGCAGGTCGTCGGCATCGTTCCCGGTGGCATCGCTCAGGGTCTTGTACGCAACGCCCCACAGGGCCGCGTTTTGATCCTGACTGCGCCGCTTGCGGTACTCACACACTTCGACGCGCAGCTCCTTGCCCGGCAGTGCCGACATGACGAAGGCGCGCAGGTTGTCGGCGATGCGCTCGCGATTGGTTGCGGGTAGACGGAAGGTTTGCGTGGTCATTTGCGCCGAACCTTGATAGCCGTCTCGATCAGCTCAAGCACGCCATATCCGAGTATCAACGCCAGCCACCAGCAAGCCCAAAAGTGATCCCGGATTATTTCCATCATGCCCCTACCCTCCGCAACCCG